GTCATGATCAACATAATCATTGAATTCTTCTTCACCATAATGAACCATTTCTTGACAGAAAGAGTTAAATGTGGCTTGCATTATCTCATCAATATGTGTATTAGACATACGGCACCATTGCATCGTTTCTTGTATAGAATTCTTATCTAAAGGTGCAAACATCCACGAATCTCTAAAGACAAAAGAACGCTTAAGATATGAAACATCATCAATATGCTCATATTCTACAACGACATTTTCTTTAGCGGAAGATGTGTATGCGATACCATATTCTTTCATTACTTCAGAGTACGCAATAGCATTAAACCACGGCACTCTATCAGACACTCCAGATATATTATCATCACCAAAAGAAGCAAATTCGACAAATCTACGGAACGTGAATGGATCAACAGGTGGATTTTGACGAACAGATAAATACATATATGCATACCTAAACAATATAGCATTAGCACAACAATTTATTATTGTAGTCAATGGAGTACCTGAAGGATTACCACGAAAACATCTATACAAAGATTTACCACATAAATGAATAGCATTAAATGTAGCGATGAATATGGATTTACGAATCATGTAATGTTCATCGTCATAAAATTCTTGAATAATATCGAGCAATTGCATAATAACATCAAATGGTAGTCTTTTATCATAATTGGAGTAATCTCCAGCAATAATCTTATGCTTACCATGTTTTGTTATCCTCTTGTACAATGTCATCCATGCAATAGAATGAGCATTGATACCACAAGAAACTTCTCCCGTATTATTATGCATACAATGAGCAATGAAAGTCAAAAAATACTTCCTAGTCAAATAAGTCAGGTCCAAAGGTCCACAATTAAAAACGCGGACTTTACCCCTATCAACTTTATTGATTGGTAAACGTTCATCTTTCATATTGTCTGTCCAAATAAATGGTGGAACAATACCTTGACTCATTGCAATCTCTTTTTCAAGAATTACATCTTTTATTGATGTTTTCAGCATGAATTTATCTTCAGAAACTTCCTTCAAAAAACCATACTTGTTCTTCCTCTTATCGGAGTAAAACAACGGATGTTTAGTGAATGGATACCCTGGAGACGTCTTCATGTTCATAGAACAAATGTAATCATCACCATCAATACCATTAAGATTTTCATACTCAGACAAAATTTTATTCGGCTTTTCCTTGTAAGGGGATTTCATCGAAAGAATCGTGTCCTTGAAATCTTTGGTGGCATTCTGTAAAACATCTTGGTCGAACTGTTTTGTAGGAGAAAATTGTTTTTCTATTGCAAGACGCAATGGATCAATAATTTCCCCATCCTTTTCAAATCTACCAAGATTTGCCGGTTTGGTAACAGGTGGCCATCTCAATTTGGAATGAAATGGAGATGGGTACACATTTGTCTTGCTAGGATTACGGAACTGATCGGAAGGTGGTACTTCACCAAGATAATCAATGACATCGTCATGATTAACTTGAGTCGTACCATTCACGGCCAAATTGCCATTCACAACTTGAGGATAGGATCCTTGCAGTTGATCAACCCTAGTCTTGACATAATCTCGTGACATTGAATTGCAATGTCCGACACCTTTACCACCAGAAACATGGAATCCGAGAATGGATGCAGAATTATTTGAATGTAAACAAATCGGCGAACCACAATCTCCATCCAATGTATCTGCAACATACGACCACCCATCCAACACATAAACACAATCTTCTTCACCTTCGCGTAATAAATACGACAAGCCTTCAGATTTCGGTATATACCTCAAATTAGAACAATTGAGTATACCAGGTATATTTGGTTGGAATTGGGTGCATGCAGATGCAGTAAAGTACTGTGCTTTGACAGAAGCAAATTTGTCTTCTGAAAGAAAATGACGGGTAATATCTGTGAAAAATGGAATTCCTGGAACTTTGATAAACACGACATCACGTTCGGTATCAACTATGTAATCTCTCGCGGGTTCGAGTTTATCCAGATCACAGAAATAAAATTGATCAGGAGACTTTGTCATAAAAGTATCAATGTAAATGTGAGACACATTTGTAATCTGGAAGTAGTGGTATGGCATTACCAAAACTTGACCAGCAACAAAAAAACCACCTATAACAGGCTTATTATCTCTAGCCAAATGGATCGAAACCCGATTTTTGACCAAAGAACTCCTGATAAATGAAGTGGTTTGCTTGTCAATAGCAGCTTGACATCTTGTACGAATCATAACCGTCCCAGTTTTCTTTGGATCCACAGATTCTGCAACTAATGGTGTTAAGTTGTAGAATTGCGTATTACCCGAGATTGGAGGGGCATTAGATGTAACAACATCATCTGTACCCTCTTCAACCACTAAAACTTCACCTGGTACTCGCTTATTGGCATAAGGATCACTTTCTGTAGCAACTCCTTCTACAACGACAGGATTAATATGAATAGTCTTGCCTTCAATTCGAACATTTGTACGAATTTTCTTGGTCTTGGAATCTCCAGATGGATTTCCTTCTATCTTGATTGTATCAATAACGACTTTTTTCTTAATCTTGCGAGTACGAGGATCACCTGATGGAAACCCTTCACTGTAAAGGACTGCATCAGGTGGGGTTTCAGGTGGATTCAAATTCAAAGTTTTGATTTGATCAATCGCAATTGATTCCACATGATTCGCAACTGGTTTGGGCTTTCTCCAAAATCCTGGCTTAACTCTTTGGTAGAGATTTTTAGCCAGCAGGAGGGTTGCAAGTATTGCGGCAATAACACCTAAAACTTTCAAACCAAAAACAATATTTGGTCGAGTTGTATAGACTTCCGCAATTTTGTCTGTGAGATTTTTCTTGAAATTAGAAAACTTATCCTTTAAACACTGAAAGTTACTCTCTGTATTCAAATGAAAATTCCTAATTCTCTCTTTGTGATTTCTCACTTTCTCACAAACCTCCCTAAAATAGCGATGATAGTCATAACCAAGTCTTGGTGATCTCCGAGCCCTAATATTTTGAGACTGAATTGAATTCACTCCCGTAAAAAAGGACTCTCGCCTAGCATTTATGTCCGTAACCGAAGTCATGTCAGAATCTAGGGAATCACCCAAAGAGCTATTAGAAACACTCTCATCTTCTATATCTAAGACAACCGGGCTAAGATCATTGTTCACATTAACAAGAATCTTTTCTTGCACCAAATTGTGTTGTTCTTTTTCCATTGCTATCATAGATTCGATGAGATTATTTTGTGTGACCACATCTCTTGCTCTTTGTTTCTTCACAGTACCAACTATTATCAAATCTGATAAATCGACAGTATCTTTGACAGGGACAACCGGCCCAATTTCTGTGGGTTTTTGCACAGCTACAGAAACAGTAGCTTTTCGAGAAGGAACAACTGGTTCAATCTCTACAGATTCTTGTGCAGCAACACATAAAACTTGTGATACAGCGATTGGTTGGGACTTCACCCTTTGATCAATAGCATGAGGCCTCACTGGAGGAGACTCATGTCTAACCAAAGATCCCGATCGCGAGGGTGCACTGATTACTTCAGAAAATTTTCTGGAACCAACAGATGTCCACCCTGCTTCAACCGGAATTGGTCGAAACCTAGCTGGAGGAGCTGATACAACATCAGATGGATCATCATCCTCGAATGCTGCAACCATATCCTTGACAAAATTTTGTCGTTTCGTTTCAAGCATAGCACTCTTAGATGAAATGATAGGAATAGGTTTACGACGTGTCATAACTTCTTCCTTTTTTGCCATCTTCCTAATGGTGTGATCTTGTCCATCATCATCAGATTCTGCGAATTTTCCGGTATTTCTACCATGTGATGACCGACTAGACTTAGCCTGACCATGAGGACGTTTTTCCAGCCATTCGCTGAAAGATTCAATCTTCAAGATAGGCTCATCAGAAGGAAAAACTGGTTCAGGCTCTTCATGCGTATTCATGTGACC